CTTACTGCACCCACTACGATTCAAACGGAAACGAATTCTTGACATCCGAGTTTAGCTGAATACGCCTCATCCCACATTTTCTTATTGAACATGTGGGATTATTTTTTCAAAAATACGGGCGTTTTGAATTATTTTGGACAAAATTGGTCTGAAGGGCAAAATAAATGTTCTTTTTGACCTCGCTCATGACGCTATACTTATAGAGGGGAAAGTTTTCTATACCTCTCTGATCGGAGAACGATTGGTAGCTCGACGAGATTTGACGTATCGAGTTAGTCCGCAGGTGCCTCCGACCTGCATCGACGAAACGTCTTTGGATCATGGACGTTAAACGATCGGCTTCGACGAGCTGCCTACGCTCGTTATCTTGAATAGTTCGACATCTTATGGGACTTTCTTTGCGGTAGCCAAGCTTTGCGAATAGCGAGGATCACTTGGTGACTGGGCTGAGGAATTTATACCGAGTGAGAACTATTTTCAGATATTTTGGACAAAATGGGGCGTGTTGCTATTTTTATTTGCTAAAATAGCCGAAAAACACGTACCAGTACCCTCCTTGCGTCGGTAGCTTTCGCGAAGCGAATAAAGCTACCAAGACGCTTGTCGAAGGCTAAAACTGGTACTGCGTAAGTCGACGAAAGTCGCAAGCTCCTTCTCGATAAGTCGAACTTCTATCGAAATCGACTTGGCTACTCTTATTGCCTCATTCTTTCTCGATATTCATCGATAAAGAAAAGATACATCGAGGTCGTCGATGTTCGCCTCCGGGTGGTTTGTTTTCCCTGCGGGAACAAACACCCTCGTCGAACTCTCCGACAAGTAAAACAGCCACACAAGAACTCGATGATAGTAAAGCAGCAAAGAGGTCCCACCCCCCATAGCCCCCCTCCCACACAGACTTATTGAATAGAGCCCGTACCCCCTCGTCGAAGGAGTTCGGGCTTTTTTCGTAAACTTTTCGAAATAAATGTTCTTTTGCTCGCCGCTCATGACGCTATATTTATAGAAGAAGAAAGTTTTTTACATCTCACCTAAAAAGGAAAGCGAAATGCCAAGACCAAAAGAAGGACATCTTGTCCACAAAGAAGATATCAAGCTGTGGCTTGATAACCCTGACGCATCGGTGTACTTTAAGTCCAATTACAGTACTGACTGGATCGAGATAACCGAGGGAGACATTTGGTGGTTTGCAGACTACGAATACAAGGTCATCCTGCCCCAGTACCTAGAGGCTTGGGAAGCTTGGCTCGACGATGAGCTGGAGGAGTGTTTTGGGGGAACTTGGATTCGTTGGCCTCGCAGCAACTTGCCTCCTAGTTTCACATGTGGTCCTGAATTCTACCGCCGCAAGCCTGCCCCGAAGTTTAGCCGCGTAAGCCTTCGACCACATGACAGCCGAACCGCTGGGATCTTAGCCTCGATCGACGCGGACTCCACCGTAGAAGTCTTGACGCACTCCAACGACGTGTCAAACATCGCCATTAAAATCCACAAATCTTAGTAACACCACCACCCAAACACCGCCACGTTTTCATTAGTGGCGGTTATTTGTACCTTAAAGGAAACAAATGGACGCTACAGTATCAAATTTCGACATTTTCGAAGCCAATCCACTACCCCCAAAAACAGCCAAACAGCAAATCAGTCGGGCGGCCAAGCTGCTATACCTGCTACTCGAAGATTTCGTCAGTATCCAGACCGCGATCAACAACCCGCGATATGAGCAGCGAGTTCTGATCTCATCGACCCTGCAAGAACCTGAAGGCTCACGCGGCGACTGGCGACCACTCGACGCATGGTTGCAGCTCGTAGACTCCCGGGCCGATAGCTGGGGCAACCTCGCTGTCACGGCGATGAATCATGTCCGGGGCGTCGATGCTTTGTGGCATTCGATCGGTCTGCCCGTCGAGCTTGGTCAACTGCTTGAGAACGCGGAGCCGCCATACGACCGAGATCCTCGACGTGCAACCTGCCAGTTGCTCGCCGAACTGCTCGACTTCCATGGTGTGAAGCGGCCAAGCGATCGTGACATCTTGGCGGGGACGGGGGTATGACATGGTGAACAAGATAATTATTCCCTTTTGCAAGGAAGCCGTCGAACGTGATTTTCGAGAGGAGTTAGTTGCTTTGTTGGCGAAGTACGAAGCCGAACTCGAAGCCGAGGATCACTATCCGGGGTATTCTGAGTGCGGACAAGATGTACGGATGACTGTTTATGTGCCTGCAAAATACGACGAGGATGGGGCTCTCCTCCGCGAGAGATGTCAAATAGACCTTGGATCTAGCATTGATTGGAAGGATACGGTGGGCTCATGATTCGTAGATTCACCCTCAAACGGTCAGACCTGATGAAAGTGTTTAGTCTCATGCTCGATATGACCCACACATTTAACAAGTCGAAGGTCAGCCGCTATAAACGCCATACTCTGTTCTATATGGGAGCTGATATTTGGAGCGAGGAGGGTTCTACCCTCGCCACAGTGGAGCTTTCGTTCGAGTCTAAGGGGTACCCCACTGTTCATGGTTTCGCCCTGTTTCCTGACGCTGACCACCGGAAGTTGTTACGGAAACTGACCAAATACAATGTAAATCATCACGAGGATCGCTCAGGAGAGCCTCAAACCAAAAATACGGCTCAGTTGCCGTAAAACAGCCACGACGCATTACAGGGCCTCTGAGGGGCCTTAAACACGATATCACTTATTTCACTGAAAAAGGAAGAACTATGACACTTACGAGAGATCAACTAGACGCTCATTCTGCCGAAATCGATTTGTGGTGGAAGAACCCTGACGCGAAGGTGTACTATCGTAACAAAGACGGTGACTGGAAGCATGCACAGTACCCGTCTTGGCTTTCGGGTGGCACTTACAGAGTCATCCTGCCCGAGTATCAAGATCTATGGCAAGCGTGGCTCGACGATGAGCTAGAGGATTATGCTTTAGGTTCGTGGACTCGATGGGATCGGAACGCAGCACCGCCTAAGTTCACCCGGCCTCCCAGCAACTATCGCCGCAAGCCGAAGCCTGAGCCGAAGCCACATCATCACCAGTGGTTGAGAGATCTAGCCAAAAAGAATCCAGACGCGAAGATCTATTACTTTCGGAAAATTGACGATACGTGGCAAGAGGTTACGGATTGCTGTTTATGGGACCCCCACCTCGAATACCGAGTCATTCTGCCCGAGTATCGAGAGGCTTGGGAAGCCTACATCGACGGCGAGCTTGAGTATTGTGGTCTCCGAGGAACGTGGGGATCGTGGGACGGAGGCGGCTTAATCTTAGGGCCTCCAAATTTCACAAGCCCAGCAGTTAAGTACCGCCGCAAGCCGAAGCCGGAGCCTCATGCCCACCAACGACTAATCGATATCGCGGAAAAGAATCCCGACGCGAAGATCTACTACCTTCGGAAATCCGATGAAACGTGGGACGATGTTACGACTTGCTGTATCTGGGATGAAAGACACGAATACCAAGTCGTCCGGCCTGAGTACCAAGATGCTTGGGAAGCCTACATCGACGGCGAGCTTGAGATCAAGGCTGAGTGTGACGGTCTTTGGTTCGACTGGGCACTGACCTCCCATCCGGCTTTCAGCTTTGACCCAAGCAACTATCGCCGCAAGCCGAAGCCAGAGACTATTGCCGTGCGGCTAGATTTGCTGCAAGAGGTTGTCGATCAGATGACTCTGGCTTTTGATTCCATCAAAGTTTGCCGCGGTGACGAATGGCCGACTCTTGAGACCCTGAAAGAAGAAATCCACAAAGCAACCGAAAACCCCTCGGAGGAGAACTGATGTTTATTTCGATGTTGACTGTACTGTTTATAGGGCTGAAGCTGTGTGGGGTGATCATGTGGCCTTGGCTGTGGGTCCTGTCGCCGATGTGGATTCCAATCTTCCTATTATCCGCGTTTTTAACCCTCGGATTTGCCCTTGATATCCTCGGCGACAGGTTATAGATCTACTTTTCGAATACCCAAACAAGAAAGATACCCATGCTTGATTCATTTCTACCCGACTTGCCACGCCCGTCTACGGCCCGGAACCACATCATCGAGGCTGAAACGGCTATCGTACAGCAGAGGCTGCAAGACTACCGCGACTCCCTAGAACTTCCTGAAAATGCATTTCTGAAAGCAACCAAAAGTTTCGAATATCTCGAATAGCGTCGAATTTGGTGAAATTATTTTTCCAAAAACATTGACGTTTTTAACTATTTTGGACAAAATTACTCATTTCGGCAAAATAAATGTTCTTTTTGGGGTGTCTCATGACGCTATACTTATAGAGGGGTATGTTTTTACAGAACAAACCCTACCCCAAAACAGAACAAAAATTATCACCGAAAGATGTCTATGTCTCAAGATATCACAAAGCAAGTATACGCCGCGGGGCTGATCGCCGCGGGCGAAGGTTACCTCGACCTGTCAATCGTGAAAGCCTTACGCAAGCGAAAAGTCCGAAAGGTCTTGCTGCGTGAGTTTGATAAGTGGAAAGCTGAACGTGCTCTTGACAACCTAGAGGTCGTCGCACTCGACTCCGAGCTTCAAAATTGCTGTGACCGAGTGAAGGGGTTCCTGAAACGACGGTACCCATTCCTTGAATTCGACGGCAGCTTCCTCGAAGCCTTCTTGACCTTCTTGATCGAAAACAAAGAAGAGATCTTTGAGTTGATCAAAACAATTATCAGCTTCATCGGCATGTTCGGTATGCTGAAAGACTCACGAGATCCTCTGTTCTCCGATGTTGAGTTCTTCGCCCTCGCTGTTGGGTTAGCCGACGGTGAGTTGGATGTCGATAGTTTTGACATTAAGACCTTTGTGGATTCCTTTTTCGGTTCATGATGGATTAGGTAGCTTGGGGACGTGACCGAAACAGAAGGTCTGCCCCTGCTATCTTTCATCTTTCTCACCGAACAATCAACTGGAGGTCTGCGATGAGCAGTTATGATGTAACCTTGCCACCTGACCTCCTAGTTGGTGGTCTTTCTGTGCAGCTTGGTGCTACACCTTGGACTCTCCCACCATCGGTCATGAAGCCGATCTGGGATCGAGGCATTACAGGTGCAGGCACCCTTGGGGCTGTGATCGACACTGGATACGAGGACCACCGAGTTCTCCCTAAAGCTGTCGACTATCTAAATTTCACTAACGAATCCTCTCGCCTACGCAACTCCCACGGTATACATTGTGCGAGTTCGATGCTTGGTAGAGAAGGGATTGGAGCGGCTCCTCGTGCTAACTTATTGGCGATTAAGGTATTGGCTGGAACAGGTGGTTCTGGCTCTAGCGATTGGATTGCAAAGGGATTCCGGGCTGCGGCAGATGCTGGTGCTGATGTCGTTAGTGCTTCTTTAGGCGGTGGATCTCCCTACATGCCAACCAAAGACGCCTTGGCGTACTGCATCTCTAAAGGATGTTTACCTGTAGCGGCGGCTGGCAACTCTGGGTTTAATGGCCGAAACAACACGATCGGATACCCGGCCAAGTTCGACCAGAACGTGTTGGCTATCGGTGCCACGCAAGGCCCGTATGACAACCAGCGTATTGCTTCTTTCTCCTCTGGCGGTCGTGAGATCGATTTTGCTGTTGGCGGACACCAGATCCTCGGAGCCTTAGCAGGCAACCAGATGGGGATTATGTCTGGCACCTCGATGTCGACGCCACTGTTCAGTGGGTTCGTGCTGTTGGCTATCGAAGTTCTTCGACTAGCTGGACGTCCTAGACCTACCACCTATCAAGGTTGGAAGGACATCTTCAAGAACATTGCTCGCGACTCAGGTCAACCCGGCTTCGACCAGTCGTTTGGGAACGGAATTATCTATCCAACAGATATTGCAAAGCTGTTGACCAATGCGTTAGATGCTTGGGGCTTATAATGGATATACGCAATCCTATCTGGATAATGGGGCAGCGATACACGGTCGATAAGTTCGATGCTTGTGTACGTGATAACGATCTTGGCAACTGCGATGTAAACAAATGCCAAATTGGTTACTGGAGTGGTCTTCCTCATGAGGCCGCCAGAGACGTAGTCCTTCACGAGATCATGCACGCTGTCTACTTCTTGATGGCTTTGTCGGATGACTCGAACGAGGAAGATGTCGTCACCCGGCTATCCACTGGCTTAACCTGTACACTCTTAGACCCCCGAAATGAAGGACTTATTCAATGGTACTTTTCATCACCGGATTACTCGGAGGATTCCTCTTTGGGTTCTTAGCTTTGTGGTCGGTAGGATATTGCGACTGTTGCTGCGATGAGATCTACGAGCTAGAAAGCGATGTCGAAGACTTAGAGTTGCAGGTACACGACTTACAGCAATCTAACGACAACAAGCAGGCAGTACTCATCCGATCTAACAAGTGCCTACATGCAATCGGGCAAGCCCTCGATACTTTCGTAGATGAAAAATGATGTGCCTACTACCACCGTTAGAGATAAAAATGAAATACAAAATCATTGTGGCCTTGTGCTTCCTTTTAGGGTGCCTAGCGTCCGCTGCATTTGGGCAGGTTATAACCACAACTCCACTAGAAGGGGATTTGGCGGTAGGCAGACAGTACGTTGTAGGCGTTGATGCAACCTTCGAAGGTGAGACGGCTGACCTGCTTATCGACATAAACGGGGAGTTGGACTACAACCTGTTCGAGAATAACACGAAGATCTGTTTTACCCCCACAGCTCCCGGCGAGATCAAAATAAGGATCGTGTCGATTTGGTGGGTAGCGAAGAAGGCTACTCAGAGGGTTGTTAAATTACACGTCAAATCTGGAGTGGGGATAAAGCCCCCACCCATTGATGACGAGGAGCCGGGCGAACCCGACACGCCCGTCTCTAAATTCAAAGAGCTTACAAAGCAGGTGTCCTCGCTCGCCGACAAGCTCGACGACTCATTCGGTCGTGAATCGCTGATGCAGATCTATGCTCAGCTCTCAGACGCGGTAAAGAATAAGTCCAAAGTGACAATTGAGTACTTTGGTAAAGGCTACGAATACGACTTCTCCGTCGACGAGTTCATGGGTTCAAACGCTACACTCGCGGTGTCTCGGGCTCTGGCTCATGCAAAGTCAAAGAACAGTGTTACGGACAGGGCCGATTGGTCAACCTTATTTCTGGTTCCGCTCAAGGACCTAGCTAACACATTCGATAACGATGATCGAGTCGTCTTCTCGAAATTTCTAGCAGCCGTTGCTGCCGGACTCTAACAAGGTGATTGTGTAGGACTCAACCGAGGTGATTGGGCGTGGAAGCCCCGCAACTCGCGTAGAGGAGGACCATAGACCCCCTCGGTAGGTTCGATTCCTCCCACCTCGTTTTATTCATCGAGTATCCCACCAACGATAGTCTGATGGAGAAAAAGATGAAGCAGTTACTCTCAATGATCATCATGGTCGTTGCCTCGCTAAGCCCTAACATGGCTACCGCACAAGACCGGACATATGACGATGCGTACAATATCGCCAAGAAGCTAGATAAGAAAGTCATGGTCATCTTCTCGAAAAAAGGATGACCCCCATGCTCTTTACTTGAGCGTGCTCTCAAGACTGATCAGCAGGTGATTTTTGTGTCTAGAAATTACGAAATTGTAATCCACAAATATACAAGCAAAAAAGATATCCCGCCCAAACTAAGGCAAGTGTTTGACGATATGAAGGTCGACCGCTTTCCCAGAACGATATCAATCGATCCGAAGACTCGCGAATACCGTCCCGGTGTTATCGGGTTTGGCCGATCTGATTGGTTGCAGTACTTTGATTAAGGCGGTGATACATGCGATATCTACTCACACTAGTGTTGTTATTTGGGTTAACTGCATCTGAATGCTATGCCCAACTTGGTTCCTCAACGAACCTATTCACGTTTAAAAAGTTTGAAGACAATCCAATTCAGAAGTCCCTTGTTCGTATTCATGCGAACGGGGAACAGGGTGTAGGTCTAGGATCAGGTGCCCTCATCGGGAAAGACTTGATACTCACTGCATACCACGTGGTTCGGGGTGCTACCACCATCGATGTTTTGGTGCCGCACAAAGCGTTCCGATTCAAAGACGCGAAGCTTTTATACTTCGACGTCGGTAAAGATCTAGCCGTGCTCAAGGCCGCTCTCCCGAAAGCGGTTAAGCCGCTTACAGTTTCGGAGACAGTGCCAAAGCAAGGCGAAACTATTCAATTTCTAGGGTTCGCCGGGGGACAGCTCCCTCGCCATTTCGATTGCAAGGTACTCGATGTTGACAACTTAGCAAAGCAGTTGCTGTTAGATTCCCAAGTCATTCAGGGGGATTCTGGCGGAATGATGCTTAATTCAAAAGGGGAGATTGTCGGGTGTATTCAGAAAGGAATGGTGTCGATAACACGTATCAGTCACTTGGAAGGCGATACGCTGTACAACCCACTCTTACTGGCACTTACTACCGGATGTGATTGTAGGACAATATCCGACTTTCTGAAAGCAAATGAATGAGCAACGAACACGATCAAGACCACTACAGAGACGACGACCGAAACTACAACAACGGTCAACCCGCTTTCGTAACTTGGATCGGGGACGCGATAAAGAACTATGGCTTCCCGATCCTAGTGGCCTGCTATCTGCTCTGGCAGCAGCAGTTGACCACAAAGTTTCTTCAAGACAAAGTGGAGATGCATGACGTCGAGGTGATTAAGGCCTTGAAAGACAACACCCGCGTAATCGAGAAAAACACCGAAGTTATCCAAATGATCCTCGGTGCGAGAACGATGGATCTGGACTAACCTTTGTAAGCAGAGAACCCTATGGCCCAAATGATGGACGACGACGACCACTTACGTCGTGACGCTGAGAGGAAGCGTAGGGAACGTGCCAAGGCCACAGACATCGGAGCGATAGATGACATTCACGATGTCGATCGGCGAGAGTCTTGTAGGTTTGATTTTGGCTTATTCTGCAAAACATATCTAGGCGATGAAGTGTTTCAGCTTGACTGGAGCCAATCGCATTTGATTGCAATCAAACGTATCGAAGAGGCAGTGCTGGTTGGAGGTAACTTCGCCTTCGCAATGCCCCGCGGATCAGGAAAATCCAGTCTGTCTCGTGCAGGCGTTCTTTGGGCTGTTCTATACGGCCACTCGAAGTTTGCCTATTTGATTGGAGCTAATGCATCAAAAGGCGAAGAGGCTCTGGATGCGTTGAAGGTCTGGATGCGATATGTGCAGCGGATCACTGAGGACTTCCCTGAAGTCTCTCAAGCGATCATGGCACTCAACGGCGTAGCCCAGCGGGCAGCCTCGCAGAAGTGTCTTGGCGATCCCACAGAGATCGACTGGACATCTAACTGCGTGGTATTGCCAACCGTGCCGATGCCTAAGAACCACCCAGACTACGAAGATGGAAAGCAGTCCACTACATCAGGGACGATCATCAAGGTTTGTGGTTTGGATGCCAGTGGTATTCGGGGTTCAACTCACACCACAACTAAAGGCTTCATCGTACGTCCAGACTTCGTTGTACTAGACGATCCTCAGACGGATGACAGTGCGAGATCCGATACCCAGATCGAACAGCGAATGTTGTTGATCAATGGTGCGGTCCTCAAGATGTGCGGTCCTGATGTGAAGATGCGAGCGATCATACCTTGCACTATCATTCGAAAGAGAGACCTTGCTCATCGAGTGTTAGACCGAGAGGAAAGCCCTTTCTGGCGTGGTACGACAACCCGGTTGATGCCAACTATGCCTACCAACATGGAGGCGTGGGATAAGTATTTTGCTGTCTATGAGAAGTGCCTGCTCGCCGAAGAGTTGGACATGTCTCCAGCGAACGACTACTACATTGAACACCAAGACGAACTAGACGAAGGTGCCACCCACTCGTGGCCCCAGCGAAAAGCACCTGATGAGGTATCCGCTATTCAATCGGCGATGAACCTCTACTATCAGAATAAAGAGACGTTTTTCGCAGAGCTTCAGAACGATCCAATTGACGACAGTGCTAACTTGATGTTGCTGTCGGTCCAAGAGATCCAAGCCAAGCAATCATCTTTTACACGGTTGCAGGTGCCTGATGGGGCGGCTCATATCACATGCCACATCGACGTTCATAAGTCGATACTGTACTACTCGATGGTCGCATGGCAACAGAACTTCACTGGTACTGTTATCGACTATGGTACGTGGCCCGATCAAGAGAGACGGTTGTTCGCCCATAGAGACGTCAGTCGAACATTGGCGGACATGTGTAGCTTCGAGTCAGAAGAAGAACACATCTACGAAGGGCTTGACAGCCTTGGTGAGTTCTTAACTGGTCGTTCGTATCAGAAGCCAGACGGTTCACAGCTTGTCTTATCTAAGGTTTTGATTGACCGCGGATATAAAGGTGAAGTAGTCGAACAGTTTTGCCGAGACAAGTCAAGCATCTATCAGTCGATGGCTGGTATGGGTGTTAAGGCGGGTCAGAAGATCCTGACAGAGACAGCTTCGAAAGACACGCTTATCAAAGGCTTCCACTGGATAGTAAAGCCAAGCTCGCGATATGGAACTCTGCAATGGGTTCTAGCGGATGTAAACTTCTGGAAGACATTCGTGCATGAGCGATTCGTTGTCGGGCAGGGAGGAAAAGGTTGCCTCGATCTGTTCCAGACAAATGTACGCGATCACGAGATGTTCGCAGAGCACCAACGTGCTGAGGTGTACGATCAAATCTATAGTGATCGTACAGGTCGGCGTGTTAAAGAATGGGCTTTGATACCAAATAAAGACAATCACTATTTCGATACTATGGTCGGTAACTGCGTAGCAGCATCCATGCTTGGATGCGAGTTGGAGTCGGTAGACATGGCAGCCCTCGCGGAAAAGAAACGGACTATAACGAAGAAGAAATTCACAGGGTTCAAAAATGCCAAAAGAGATCACAGAGGTCGTTAGTTCATATCTTTTGATTGGGTTAGACGAGTTCGGAAGTTTGATCGATGGAGGTGTACCTGAAGGTTTCTCGATCCAGATCGAACAGGTGGGTAATGGGGGTCTGCATGGTCCCCGAATGAAGTTGTCTGATAAATCATACCTCAAGGTCAGCCTTATCGACGAATCAGAGAAGACAGCCTTCCAAAAGATTCGAGAATTCAACGCCGAGAACCACGACCTTGTTACTGAGGAAAAGGAAGACGGCACCGTCATTGTAAAAAACAGAGGTGAATAAATGGCAGCCGTGAGCCTAGCAGATCTTGAGCAGTATGGTATCGACCTTTCAACCGTCTTAAAAGCGATGGGTCCAAAGAAAGTGACCAACCGCAAAGATGGAACAATCGAGATCGAAAACCACAACCTGAAAGAAGTTGTCGAAGCGGTGAAATACTTCCGACAACTCGAAAAAGGAAACTCTCCTAAGTCGATCATACGCCGACTAGGGTTCGCCCAGATCCGACCATCAAATTCAAATGGAACTCATCAATAATGTTAGACCGAGTAATAGACTACTTTTTCCCTAAGAAAAGGGAGATCAACTCGGAGCATGTGCAGGCGTCTGGGTTTTACGATCTTGAAAGAGAAGATGCCTCCGTCGAGGAGCATTTCTACTACGCAAACAACGGGTCAGCCGACTATCACGCAAGTCACAGTGTCCGGGAGTTGATCCGCAAGAAGGTTCGATACGAGTACGCCAACTCGACTATCCTTAAAGGTATCTGCCAAACAAGAGCGAACACCCTCGTAGGCAAAGGCCCGAAGCTGACTATCCTCCCTGAAGAAGAACGGTCTGGGACTAAAGACCGCAAGCGTGTTTCTGCGATATGCAAGAGTATCAGCAAGAAAGTTAACAGGTGGTTGCAGGAAGTTGATTTTTCCGCGAAACTCCGTCAGATGGTTAAAGCTAAGTTAGTAGACGGCGAGACCTTCATGGCGTTCATACCTACCAACCGTAACGAGGTTGGATTCGCCCCTCGTGTGTTTGACGCAGAACGTGTAACAAACGCATACAGCGGACAGACAGGTGCTGGTGACGAGGAATGGGTAGATGGGATTAAATACGATCCTGAGACTGGGGATGCTACGAACTATCGATTCTTGAGACAGCATCCGGGCGGCGATCACACCCGAAACAACCTACAGAAGATCATCCCACTCGACCAACAATTCAATTATTACTCAGAAGCCCAGGTTTTCCATTGGTACCGCAAGGACCGCGGGGAGCAGCATCGTGGTGTCAGTGAACTCCTGTCGTCACTGTCGCTATCGGCTATCTTGAGGAGAGTTCAAAAATCAGTTGCAGTCTCGATGGAGACCGCTGCTAACATGTCTCTGGGATTGTATTCCGAGCTAGACGCTTCTGATGGAGACGTTGAGCGGCCAGAGGACTGGGAGCAAATCCCAGTTACACCGAATATGATGACGGTGTTTCCTCATGGTGTGAAGCCTTTTCAGATGGATGCTAAGCATCCCAATGCTGAGTTTTCGAAGTTCAGGGACTCGATATACTCTGATGTCGGTCGAGCGTTGGACATGCCACACAACCGAGCTTCTGGATCGTCTGCCGATTACAACTTCTCTTCGGCTATGATCGATGGCTTGCATGACCTGCTCACCTGCGAGATCGAACGTGAGTCGATCCGTAAAGACTGCTTAGACAAGGCACTCAACTTGTTCTTCGCCTACGGAATGAGCAATGGGGTTCTAACGCCTACTGAGAAAACCTACATCCTAGCTGAACGTGGGTTACCTGATCGAGAATGGTATTTTGCTACCGAGGGTAACGAGATCGAGCCTCTCAAGCAGACCAACGCTAAAGTCGTCGCCTTTGAAGGCGGCATTACTCCAATCGAAGACATCATCTCTAAGACTGGTGGGGATGTAGACGAACACTTCGAGAAGCTCGCCGACCAATACGGTAAGTCGATCGAAGAGATCAAGCAGGCGATGTTTGATAAACACATGGGCGGTAAGAAGGAGCCCAAGAAAGGCTTCGGGTCTAAAGAGAAAAAGCCGACCGGACAGAATACTCCAACTAAGGGATAGCCTATGGAAGTGATTATAAGACGTGTAGGCAGACGAGACGCCTACATCGTCGAAGACACTGTCTTGTTCGGTGTTACGGTTCCTAAAGGATTCAAGACGGATGGGGCAACAGTTCCTAGACCATTTAGGGTCGTTCTTAGTCCGTTCACTGAGGCGTTGTACGCCGCGATAGTCCACGACTATCAGCTTTCTCTCGAAGGGGATGACCCTGTCAAAAGGAAGCAAGTTGATCTGAATTTCTATAACAATTTGAAAGCAAGTGGTGTTGGTGAGGTGCGTAGCACTTTAGCCTACGGCATGGTTCGAATTTGGAGTGTGATCTCTCAGATACTTAAGAAAAAGCATTCCACCGATTCACACGAATCTTCAAAAAGGAGGTGATCTATCTCGGGTCGAAGAAAGAATGGCAGACCTGCTATTCCAAGTGACCTTCGCTTTTCTGAGGCTCGTATTGAGCTGGCTAGTTCGGATACTTCCGAACTCAAGACCTTTGATATCCTTGCCTACACTGGGGCACCGATCAATCAAGGATTCTCGAAACTTCCAATCACAGTAAATCTTCAAGGCTTGGTCACTGACCGAAAGCCTAAGCTGCCTGTCATTCGCGACCATTCTGGTAAGCGTATGGTAGGGCACACTGAAGAGATTACTAAGCCCGAGGGTACATCCCTCCGAGCACGAGGAGTCGTTTCAGCTACAGGTCAAGACGCTATAGAAGTTATCCAAGCAGCAGAGAACGGTTTCCCGTTAGAAGCCAGCATAGGAGCGAAGGTTACAAAATATGTAGAGCTTTCCAAAGGGGAGAGCCGAGTTGTCAACGGTCGAACAGTCACAGGTCCACACCTGATCGCCGATCGTGCAGTTTTGAAAGAGATTTCCATCGTCGCCCTCGGGGCAGATGATGCTACCGAGGCGATAGTCGCCGAGTACCAAACCACACACAAAGGATACGATATGAATTTTGAGGCATGGCTTGCTGCAAAATCAATTGAGAACTTCACCGAGCTTGATGCACCGGCACAGTCTGTCATCAAAGCTTCGTACGAAACCGAAATCGCAGCCGCCGAGAAGGCCGCTGACGAGGCTCCTACAAAGGAAAGCTCAGAAGTGAAAGCTGAAGACACCTACGCAAAATCCCTCGCCCTTCTCGAAAAGAAAGAGAAAGAGCTTGAGTTGAAATTACTTTGCGGCGACAACAAAGACTTGTTTGCAGAAGCAGTCAAGAACGATTGGTCTCTAGATTTGGTTGAAGCCAAGCTCGAAGCCGCTGCTGCATTGAAAGGTTATGAAGACTTGAAAGCTTCAGCAGACAAAGAGTTGGGTGGGTTCAACATCCACGTTAAGGCTGGGAAATCAGAAGCAGGTGCGGATGCAATCGAAGCCGCTCTTTGCTTGTCCGCGGGTATCGACCCTGACGATCTGATCAACCCGAAGCGTAACCTGTCTCCAGCCAAAGCGAAAGTCGTCGGCTCTGACCGTCACCTTCGTATGGATGAGAAGACATTGGAAGCTGCTGAGCACTATTCAGGCATCGGCCTTTCGGATCTATTCCGTCATCGTGCTGCTGGAGCAGGCGTTCGTGAGTATGGCAACTTGTCCAACTCTGCTATCCGAGCTGCTTTGTCAACCGACATTCGAGCTGATAGTGGCTTCATGACGATTGACATCCCTCACTTGTTCGTGAAGGTTATTGAGCGAATCCAGTTGCGAGACTTCGATGTCGAAGATACCATCTGGCAGGACTGCGTGACTACGCGATCAGTACGTGACTTCCGAGAAGTGGACGTTGTCCAGTTCGGTGGATTGAACCAATGGCAGAAACTTGCTGCCGACGGTCGATTGACGCAAGGTGAGATGAGCGGATCTCGTAGCTTCAGCAACAAGGCTGAAACCTACGGACAGATCAATTACATTGATCGCCGACATATCATCAACGATGACCTTGGTTACTTGACCAGCATCGGCGAAGAGATGGCTCGTTGGGGTTCTTTGGCTCCTGAAGTTTACTTCCACCAGTTGTTGACCAGCGGTGCCTACTACGACGGTACGGCTTACTTCAACACCTCGGGTGCGACCATCAACGACTTGGCAGCATCGCCATTCTCGCTTGACGCTCTCGACGCGGTTGATGATGCGATTCGAACTCGTAAGCATCCAGTCAAGGGTAACAACTCGAAGAACAGTATCAAGGGTGAATCTCTTGGTCAGATCATCAAGACTCCGATGACGAACCTGATCGTTCCGACTGAGATCGCTCGCGAAGTTTCTCGATTGCTTGCCGAGCCTTTCTTGTACCACCGTGATGGTGATGCAAGTGGAACGGTAGACTCGTTGAAGCCAACGTCGAACTACCACCACGGCAAATACAACGTCAAAGAGTCTCGCTACTTGAGCGATACCGCGTGGTCCGGTGCCTCTGCATCTGCCTCGAACTGGTACATGACCGCTGACAAGCGATCGTTGCCGATGATCGAGTTTGCATTCCTAAACGGAGTACAAACCCCAACCGTCGAACCTTCTCGGGTTCTCGATGACGATCGTCTTGGTATCAAGATCCGCGGATACTTTGACTTCGGTGGTAACTTCATGCAGCCAGAAGCTGGCTTCCGCTGCAAGTCTGCCTAGTCTTGAATGCACAGCCCCGGAGATAGAATCTCCGGGTTTACCCCTCTCGTCTGAGGGGTTCTACTTCTTACAAACAATTCAAAAGGATAACACATGGCTGCAATCGCAATTGCACTACAAGTTGATGGCTCTGGTGGTTTCGATTTCAAAAACGATACTGGAGCAGACATTCCAAGCGGTCAACTCTTTCGGCAGGGCAACCTCGTCGGTCGAGTAACCTCAAGCCCGAACGTGAGTTCACTGACTCCTGTCTCGGACACGATCGTCGATGACGACATCGGACACTTCGAGCTTCCCGGCAACTTGCCGATCTATCGTGCCCCGATTACTCCCGGCACAGCTTACGCTGTCGGCGAACTAGTATCCGTGAAAGACGGTGTAGTGGTTCCTTACGGTACGGCGTCTGAAGTACTCGTACCATTCGTGACTGTCGGACGTGCGGCTCCTATCACAGGTGCTTCAGGTTCTGCCGGTATCACCGCGGCTAACGGTGCTGCTGAGACGGATGATGAGTGGATTCGAATCGTCCAGATGCCAAACGCCGAAGCACTCTTAGCGTAGGGGATCTAGATGGCTGAAGATTGGACTGCATACGGAGCGTCTTATATCAAAGACGCGATGCAAAGTTGGAACTCGGTCCCGGTAGTCGTAAAAGATCCCACTGGGGTCGTATTGATTACTGGTATTCGGGCGACCTACATGCCTTTCAGCCAGAAGGTCTACGACGACAGACACTTCGACGGGACTATCGGGGTAGAGATTGAACAGACGTCATTCGTGTTCAAAGCGAGTGACGTCTTTACTGAGTTTCAACTTGGTTACGTTATCACTGCGACGATCAACGGTTCATCTGTTGACTGGTTGGTGATAAACGGCACTGATGGGAAACCTTGGTCTCATTTCGATAAGCACAAGCAACAAATACAAGTAATGGTGGAGGAAGTATGATTGTCACCAAAGTGGATACGTTTAAACGAGATGAAGGTGTGCTGGTAGTAACCAACGCAACTGTACCTCGTGACGTATTGTTGAAGATCTTAGTCGACAACGGTTTTGTTGCCGAAGAGGGTGCGAGCTGGAACATCTCTGATGACCAGAAGGTGATAACGATTAAATCATCAAAGCTTGTACCCCAGACGGTGGTTGCAGAGGCTGAAGAAGACGACGAGGACCTTGAGTCTGATTGTTGAGGATAACCGATGGCAAGCCAAATTTTAAAGGCTGCTGACGAAGTTATCGCTCAGTTAACTGCGTTGTCTGCCGTAGAGGCTAATTGGTCTCCTGAAGTATGGGCGGAGTATGGTGATTGGGCGGCAACTCGTGCCCCCTCGATCTCATACAACTCCGTCATCGAGAGGAAAGACTTAGTCGACGGACAACTAACGGTGTTGATAGGGTTTAACTTCAGAGAGCAGTTCCCGAACGCTCGAAGTCGATGTGAGATGGAGCATCTCTACCCTATCGGAGTTGGAGTCTATCAGCGGTTCAGGGCACCCGGCTCTGAAACGATTGCTGGTATAGCCGATCAGGTTTCCCGGTCAACGATCGACCTTCATCTTCAGTTTGTAGAGGAGCTTCAAGATCTGCTGTATACGCAGAGCCTAACAAGCTTCTCGCCACACAGCGAAGTAGAAGCCCAGTTGAACCTCGACGCTATTAAGAAGCAGTATCTCGAATCTGTTATGATCCTTAACTATGCAGCACTCTGATGATATCTCCAATATACAAGCTTCGATATAAGATGCTCTTAGGTCCTCTTAAGAAGACCATGAGTCAAAAGTATGAGAGAGCTTTACATAGAATTGGAGCTTATACTCGGACAGTTGCAAGGAATTCGATCAAACAATCGAAGGACGGTGCCCCTTCTGCTCCCGGATCGAAATACCCTAAAGCTCATGGGACAGCACTAAGGAACTTCTTGTTCTACAAGCTGGAGCATGGTAACACGAATGTAGTTATCGGTCCGACTAAACTGTCACGCCCTAAAGCATCGACTAAACCGCTAACGGTTAACATGCCGGGCCGTATGGCTACTCATGTTTCAATCTTGACATTCGGTGGACGTCAAAAAGTTAAAGGGTCGAAGCGTGCAGGTTACCGACCTCGGTACGTCGCTCGACCGTTCATGCAAGAAGCCTTCAAGAAGGCAAGATCACAAACGCGACTGCGTGCAGCATTTCGCGAACTAGGCTGAATGCCAAACAACAAACCCAACAGTTATAAAGGATATTGATATGCCCGCAGGTCGCGTAGCAAAACTATACGTCTCCCCTTCGGAGATTGACACCTCAACAGCAGTAGCAACTTTGCAGTCAGACGCCACGTTCGTTGAGACGTGCGTACTCGATGTGAACCTCGATCTATCCGCAACGGAAATCGATGCTTCTGATCGATGCGGTAACGGATTTACAGCGATGGTTGCCGGATTGAAACAGTTCGGAATCGAGACGAGCTTGATCAAAAAGAAGAACGCAGGCGTACTGCCAGCGTACTACACCAACCTCCGAGATGCCTTTCTGAATGACACCCTTATCACAGTGATGATGTTAGATGGCGACAAAGCCACTACGGGCTCTGACGGTTTCATCTCCGTCATGTCGGTGTTCAACTTCTCTGAGGATCAACCGCTTGAGGATGTTATCAAGAATAACATCACCCTGAAGTACTCAGGCGACTCTGTTTACGCTCCAGTTCAAATCACGATGCCGTAATCGTACTGGATTGAAATTCACAGCAGGGTCACTTTCGTGGCCCTTTTTTTAGATACCTTTTCCCACCAAGGAATAACCATGTCGTTCAAATTAAACGATAAAACGATCTCTACGAAGATCACAGTTGGCAAAGCAAGACAGCTTGCTGAAGATAAAGTCGTCGACTTGCTAGACCCTGAAGGGGTAGTCAAGCTGAACGAGATCTTTTCATCCCCTCTCAAGAAACTAGACTTCCTTTACGAAGTCGTCAAAGATCAAGATGTTGGTGATCAGAAAACTTTCGAAGTTAATCTAGACATCACTGATGCCTTTGAGTCGCTAGAGGTCGACGTTACAAATTTTTTCCAAACAGTAGATACTTTCGATCGCTGGTCAAGTTTACGAACGCACAACAAGAAGGTGAGTCAGAAACAGATCGAGTTGATGGAGTCGGTTCTGGAGGACCCGAAAGTAGCGAAGATGATGGACGAGATGAAAGACGCGGCATTAGCGAAGCTTGGGACGGAATTGAAAGACTTGCCGGAGAGTTAGGAATCGATCCTGACCCACTGACCTACCGGCAGTTGTTCCTGCGGTACGAAGGTCATCTACGATCGAACGATGAGAGGTTTGGTTCACTGCATCTAGCGGTGCTGAACCTCCTCGCTTCTAAGCCCTTCCGCATGGAAGACGTCTCGATGTACTACAAAGTTATGAAGTATGCTGAGGAAAGCGAGACGGCTCAGGCTGCCTTGAGAGGTGAGGGAGCACGGATGAACATTTCGATGTCCGAAGCCAAGAATCATCTATCAGATTTGAACTAACACAACGGCGAACCTCTCGCCGTTTTTCTACGCCTCTCTGGCGACAATGAACAGGAGACACCTTTGGGGATTTCAGCAAGTGGAATTCGTGCCGCTTCGGCTTTCGTCGAGATGGGCCTGCGGACACTACCCTTCGACAAGGGTCTTCGTGGCCTAGAAAACAAGCTACGCCGTTTCGGTTCTGAGATGTCTATGCTCGGTACCAAGATGGCTACCGCAGGTATCGTGTCGTTGATACCTGTTGGACTAGGCGTAAAAGAATTTGCAAGTTTCGACAATCAAATACAATCGTTGAAAGGTATCGCAGCCCAAGGCAGCAAGTCTATCGAGCACCTAACAGCTAAGTTCAAGGAGCTAGGACGCACCACGAGCTTCACCGCTCTTGAGATCGCAACAGCAGCGAAAGATTTAGCGAAGGGTGGTTTCGATACAGGACTCATCGATGCTTCGATTGAAGGTGTCTTGAACCTAGCACGAGCTACCGAGACTGACCTGCCGCGTGCAGCCGAAATGGTCTCCAAGCTGTTGAATGCTTTTCGTGTTCCTAAAGACCTGATCTCGATTGAAAAGTTCATCGATCAGTTAGTGTTGACAACCAACCGCTCTCCACAAGGGTTGGAAGACCTGTTCGAGTCCTTGAAGAACTTTGCCCCTCAAGGTAAAGCTCTTGGGCAATCTACTGAGTCGCTACTAGCCTTCAACGCAGCACTAGCCAGAGTTGGTTTGACAGGTACTTTGTCTGGTACGCAGATCAGGCGTATCTTTGTGAACCTTGCCAAGGACGATAAGAAAGCGAAGCTTCTTACCTTCGGCATCGACGTTGACAAGATCTTCAACGAAGGTGGTACGGCCATTGACGTTTTGAAGAAGCTGGAGAAGGAATTCAAAGAGTTCAACCTCGGTGCCCTTGAAGAGTCTGGGATCTTGAACGAGATCTTCGAGGTTCGTGGTCAACTAGCAGCTAAGGTGTTCTTACAAGACCTCGGCAAAGTAGCACGAGCTTCAGGGGACGATCTTGACAGCTTCATCAACTCACTGAAGACGGCTGACGGCTTCGCTAAGAAAGTCGCTAAGACGGTAGACACCGGCCTTGGGAATCAATTCAAGTTGCTACTCTCTGCAATCTCTGGCGTCGGGTTGGAGATCGGCGAGTCGCTTAAGAAGCCGCTCGAAAAGATCATCGGGTTCATCTCAGATAACCTAGACGTTGTGTCGAAGTGGATCAAGCAGAACCACGACTTAGTACAAAGCTATACCGCTATTGCAGCAGCGTTCACCGCGGCAGGCATCGCCTTGTTCCTGTTTGGCGGCATCGCCATGACGGTAGCAGCTACTATCGGGTCAATCGCTTTGGTAGGTCAGTTAGCCCTAGCACCGATAATTATGTTGGCTAAAGGTATAGGCGTGTTAGTCAGTGGACTCAGCGTAGCTTCGGTAAACATAAGTCGTTTTTCAGTAGTTGCTGGTAGAGCTTTAGCGAACGTAGTGGCTAGAGGGTGGGCTTTGGCTAAAATGTATGCGGCTACATCATCCCAAGCCATTAACTTTGGGCAAGTCATAGCAAACGCATTCAGGGGCTTCTCGTTCGCGAGAGTTATGTCTTCTGTGATGTCTCTAGTAAAAGGGTTTGTTGTACTACAGATAATAGCAGGCACATTGACTCGTGCCTACAGTGGTCTGATGAACATCATCGGCGACTTCAGTTCTGCCTTCGAAGGGTTTGGTGCTCAAGCCGCAGGTACAGGTAAAGCAATCGCTGATGCCTTCGCAGCCGGACAGTACATCGAAGTGTTCAACATGATCTGGGCTACAGCCGAGTCGTTCTTCACACGAGTCGGCTCCGCTCTAACAGTTCTCTACACAAGATTCGAAGTCGAGTTCATGAGGATCTACGACCAAGTCGTAGGAACCTTCAACTTAATCAAAGGAGCAGTACAGCCTTTCATCGACGCTATAGTTGGGGCGTTTACTTACCTCTCTACTACGATAGGAGAAGCTCTCGGTTTTGATATGTCTTCAGACTTCGCGAAGGCAGCTAGTGATGTTGACGCTTTCTTCGACAGCTTCCTTGGGAAGTTGACGGTTGTAGCAAATGAGTTTGCGAAGTTTGGTACTTCGGTAGCTTTGTTCGCAGAGAGCAGGATGTTAGACGCTAAGTACGGCTTTCAGACTTTTGATAAAGAGGGAGCCAAAGCAGCGGCAAGGCGGAAACTTTCAAATCCAGAGAGTAACGCACAGCAAAAGCTTCAACGCAGAACAAACACTTTGATGGGTATAGATCAATCCCAGTCGATTGAAGACATCTCAAAAGGTCCTCTTCTTAACCTGATAAAAGGCCTTGGTGGTAAGACAAACTCATCTTTCACCCCTGAGAAGCTACAGAAGGCTATTGAGGATAAAGGTGGAGTAAAAGAGTACATGAAGTTCATGTACGGGATCGTAGAGCAGAGCTTCGAGAACGCCGTCGAGAGTCAAGCAAAAAGTCTTGAAGGCGAGTACATCGCCACCTTCGAGAAGGATCAGGCAACTCTGAAGGCAGGTAGGATTAAGACTAGACAAGATCAGGCGGTATTTTCAGCATCCGAGGAATACGCAAAGAGATCTAAAGAGTACGCAGATAAGATCGCTGCTGCTCAGACGGCTGGTGCTGAGAAGATCAAAGCGGCTAGCGACAAGGTAACGAAAGTAGAATGGTGGGCTTCGATCAACCGGCAACTCGATAGCTACGGCAAGATGGCGTCTCACGCTACCAAGATCTTTGCACCCTTCGAGCGACAAGCCAACGCACTTGCTGGTGGCGACATCATGAAGTTCGGTAAGCAGGTGGCAGAGAAGTTCTCCAAGCCATCCGTTCAGAAAGGAATCTTCGATTGGTTCTCGGACTCAGTCGAAGGTATTATTGACGGGCCATCTATGTCAGACCCTCTAGGTTTGTCAGGTAAAGGCGGGATGAAAAAAGGCATCGAAGAGGCCTTGAAGGCACCGAAGGCACCCATCGTCGATCCTGTCGCAGCTAAAGCATCTTCGAAGATGCTCAACACTATCGTCGGAGCTTCAGGCTTCAATGCCTCGTCACTAGTAGCATCGTCTCGCGGTGGGAAGATCCTAACTGTACAAGAGAAGATCGCCGAGAACACTGAAGAGACCAAAGCCGCTACGAAAGAAACCGCAACACTGTTAGGCTTCCTTGGTAAGCAGTTAGGAATTGGATAATGTCTCAATTTATTACTGGCGGCATCGCAGTCGCCAAGCGTCACTATGACACCGATAAAGCTGACCTGAACGCAGACGGATCGAAGATAGTCAGGTCGTATCGAGTCTATTCAATCTCACGAGCGGCAGAGATCGACGAGAACGTAGTCGCCGGGGCATTGGCTCTGGCGACGCCTCTTCTACGAGGCACGCTCATACGCCGAAACATCTCGATGTCTAGGCAGAACGCCTATGGATGGATAGCTGATGTTACGTGGGAGACTTTCAGGCCGAGAGACCAAGACGTCGAAGGCTACGAAGAGATCATCCGCGGGAGCACCTCGGGCTCGACGGTTCCTATCACATGGGCCATCAACCACGTAGCCACCTTCAAGCAAGGCGGTGGTGAAGAAACGGACGAAGCGAAGATGCACGGTGGTGCATTGAACGTAAAGAGGGTAGGCGGTCAACAGTCAGAACAGACACCACTCGATATCGTTGGCAGGTCACTGGAGTTTGTTGTCGAGAGGTCCTTCTCACCGGGGACCGTGACTCAAGGATATATCAACACCCTCTACAACCTTACCTCAACCGTAAACAACAGTGCGTTCCGAGGAGCCCAAGAAGGCGAGCTGTTGTTCCTCGGGGCCGACTTCAACTTGTCAAGCTTGGAACGCGAGACCGTCTCGTACAGCTTCTCGGCTAGTCCGAATGTGTCTGGGCTTAAGCTCGGTCAGTACAAACTCGCTGATAAATCGTACACCATCACGGTCAACAAAGAAGGTCATGAGTACCTTTGGGTTGAAAACGAGGATGAAGAGACGACTGCTGCGGACGGGGTCGTGTCGCGTGTAGCTCGTCCGAAACTAGCACACGTCGAACAAGTATATCAGAAATCTGATTTCTCTCTATTAGGAATTTAATCATGGCTCAAGTCGCTACAGCTCAATCAACCAACGGTGCAACGAGCACCACGTTTCATGCAGGGCCTGCCGGGCTGCTCACCGTTCACGAAGTCACGAAAGCGTCACCGAAAGACAACTGGACCGTGACGCTTCAGTACCAAGAAGGTTCTGAGTGGAAAGCTACGGGCGTCGTTGTTCGTAGAGCAACCTCACCTTCAGGCCACGCATTTATTCTACCCTCCGGCCTAACCCTTCGCGGACTTGTTCAAGGTCTTGCTGATACCGACCCTTCAACTTTGGATGTGCATATATCGTGATATCTCTAAACAGCATCGGCAGTTCGATTGGAACTGCAATCAAAGGATCAATCAAGTTTCTTGGTAGCGGTGCTGCTGTGGCTTTTTCCTTGGCTACAGGCGTCATCGCCGCTGCATACGAATCGCTTGGGTTCAGCACCTCACATGCCGATACTTTCGGGGCGTGGTACGTTTCGAAAACGCCAACAGGCAATGTGATCGAAGACGAAACGCCGTCGCGAAAAGACCGCACTGAGTTGGCGACGACTGGAAGTGTTTTTGACGGGA